TCCACCACAATTTATTCCCGCTTAGTATAAAAGTATTACAAGGGACTTTGAATCCCAAGAAATTGGAGCGTTACCAGTAGCGGGAGCCATTTTAAAATTGACAAGATATGGTGTAGAGTGTAGTATTTGAGTATATGGAAAATAAATTTACGACTTTAATGGAATGTCCTTATTGTAATCAAAAGGGTGAATTGGTTGAATTTAGGAGTGATGTGCAGCGTATCAATGTATATGTTGCTAAGTGTAGCGAGAGTTGTGATGATAGGGCTACTACATTTGCTACTAAAAGCAAGGAATGTGCAATTGAGTTATGGAATGCTGCGTATTTTAATATAAAAAGAAAAACGCAAGGCGATTGAATTTTTAGGTGAAGAAATTATAGTGGCCTATAACACAGACTTGAAATCTGTTGGTTCCTTTGGGAATGGGGATCGATACCTCTCTTCACCGCCAATAATTTATGGATCAATGGCCGAGTGGTTTAAGGCAGAGTTCTACTAAAACTCCGTGCTCAAAAGGCACCGAAAGTTCGAATCTTTCTTGATCCGGGTTTACATATGTTATGAGTAGATATGAGTGTAAGGATAAGCGTGGATATGCGACTAAGAGAGAAGCAGATATTGAGATATATCGTATAATAACGGAGTCTGCTGGTGGTGCTGTATATTTGCGTAGTTATAAGTGTAAGTATTGTAAATTTTATCATTTGACGAGTTCACAGAAATAAAAAATATGAATAATGAAGAGTGGGGAATAATGAGTTGGGATGAGTTATTTATGCGTCATGTGTATTTGATTGCGAGTAAGAGTAAGGATAGTAGTAGCAAGATTGGTGCTGTTATAGTTAGAGATAATGCAATAATTAGTGAAGGATATAATGGTTTACCGAGAGGAGTTAATGATGATGTTTCTGTTAGGGGAGATAAACCTGAGAAGTATTATTGGTATGAACATGCCGAGAGGAATAGTATATTTCATTGTGCTAGAAATGGTATAGCTACTAAGGATACTACATTATATAGTATGGGGTGTCCGTGTAGTGATTGTACTAGAGCTATAATTCAATCAGGCATTAAGGAAGTTGTTATACATTCTCAGTGGGAGGATATAGGATTTAACAATAGTGTTGACAAATGGAGTGAGAGTACTGCGAGAAGTGCTGATATGTTTATGGAATCTAGTGTATCTGTCAAAGTGTTTGACAAGGTATTGGGAGTAAAAACTATGGTAAGTGGAAAAATATATAATGTATGAATGGAGAATATAGAGAAATAAGTAAATTAACTGAAGCCTACCGTGAGGGATTTAAAAATCGTGATGGATTCAATCCATATACTAACGGAACAAAGGAGTGGTTAGATTTTGAAATTGGCAAAGATGAATCAGTATATGTAGAAACTCGGGGAGGATTTCAGAAAGAGTTTGACTTTGTGAAAAGTCTTTAGTATCATAATGATATGATTATAAATTACACAGAAGATTCAAAAACAGGTTATAGCAATAGACATCCTAGTTATGTTGATGCTCCTGGAATGTGTTGGTATATGTTTAGGAGTTTAACGGATCCAGAAACTATACCTTCGTCAATGAACATTGAAAGTGTTGATAAGAATATACTTGATCATTTGACCAAAACTGCCAAATTGGTATCTAAAGCTAAGTTATTTTCTGGTAATTCTAAAACCAAGAAGAAGTCAGGGTTTGATGCTCACAGTCTTTTATTTGATGAAGAACTTGGTGGCGAGATTTATATATTTTTGATTAGTAATTCTTATTTTAATATTACTATTAATTCTCCTGTTGTTATTAAGTTGGTAGAAAGTAATAAGAATTCATTTACGTTACAGGCTTCTAGTTTTGATAGTGTTGCGTTAGAGAGTGTTATTGGTAAAATGTTTAAGGAATTTGGTAAGAAGCCAGATTATGATAATGAGACATTTTTTGGTATTTTGGTTAATAGTGGTGATGGTATTGATGTGAAGCAACTTCCTATTGATGATAAATTTAGTAAGAAATTAGATATTAATTTAAATTATGGTAAAGATTTTGATAATCACCACAAACAGATCGTATCTAAACTGAAAGAGACTAACAATGGATTATTTATATTTCACGGTACTGCTGGAACTGGCAAGACCACATATATTAAATATTTGGCTAAGATTTTTGGTGGTGAGAGAACGTTTATTTTTATACCTACAACATTTATTGATTCGTTGACGAGTCCCAATATTATTCCTGTATTACTTGAGCATCCTAACAGTGTTTTGGTATTAGAGGATGCGGAGAAAGCCGTTATTAGCAGAGAGGAAAATCATGGTAATGAGTCATTGGTGTCATCGTTATTGAATATTGGCGATGGTATTTTGGGTAGTATGTTGAATTTGAGTATTATTTTAACATTTAATACTGCGAGGGAAAATGTTGATAAGGCATTGTTGCGTAAGGGAAGGTTGCATTATGAGCATGAATTTGATAAGTTGACGGTTAGTGATGCTCAAACTCTTGTGGATAAATTGAAGAAGAATATTAAGGTTACAGAGAGAATGAGTTTGTCGGAGATTTATAATATTGAAGCTATTAACAATCATAAAGAAAAGGAGCGTCCTAAAGTTGGATTTGCGCAATAGTCATGGAATTTGATGAATTTACAACTGGTTTGCATAATAGGGGATTTATTAATATAAATAATATAGATTCCCGTGGAGAGTGTAATAAGAATAACCGACATTATATTCTTTTAACGGATGGGTTAGTTATTTATAGTTCTATTCCAATTTATAGTCAATTGAAATTTCATAAAAATGAATATGTAGAATCTTGGAATTTTTGTGAATTTACTTTTGATAAATTGGATATTACAATTAAATTAGTTGATGATATTAAAAATATCGAGAATTGTAAATAAATTATGAGAATTAATTTTTTAGGTGGTCCTTGTTCTGGTAAATCTACGACTGCTGCTTGGTTGTTTAGTGAGTTGAAGCAAAGACATTTATCTATTGAATTAGTTACGGAGTTTGTTAAATCATGGGCGTGTCAGAAAAGAAAAATAAATTCATTTGACCAGATTTATTTATTAGGCAAACAGATGCAATGTGAGTATATATTTTTAAGTAATGGTATTAAAAATGTAATTACTGATAGCCCCGTATTTCTTTCTAGTATATATTCAGAGGTATATCATAAAGAGTTAAATGTGCATATTCCTATGCGTGAGATTATCAATATCTATGAATCCGAACATCCTAGTATTAATATCTTTTTAAATAGAAACGATAAGCCTTATAATTCTGAAGGTAGATATCAAACATATGAAGAGGCTATAGAGATAGATAACATCATAAAGAATTATTTGAATAGTGAAGAATTAAAAAGTTGGAATGTAAAATATCTTGATTATAATAACAAGAGTGGTATATTAGATTATGTACTAAATAGTATAGATAAATAAAATATGAATGTAAGATTAATATCAATTACGAAACCAGTTGTGGATGAATTAAATACTTCGGAAGATCTTGTCGCATATTGTGCGAGAGTCAGTAATCCTTCTAATCAAATGAATATGGAGACGGCACCACGATTAATTAAGTATCTCATTAAACATAAGCATTGGAGTCCTATGGAGATGGCTAGTTGTTGTTTTGAGATACAAACCAGTAGAGCTATTGCCGCCCAAATTCTTAGACATAGGAGTTTTAGTTTTCAAGAATTTAGTCAACGATATAGTGTAGCTACTGCTCTTGAACCTATTGAAATTAGAAAACAAGGTAAAACTAATAGACAAGTTGGTGATGATCCCGTTGAATTGACAAATATACAAGCTATTAAATTAGAAAATGCTCAAAGACAATGTATTGAAATTTATAATGAATTAGTTGAGAGTGGTATCGCTAAAGAATGTGCTAGAATGGTATTGCCTTTGAATACATCTACAACTCTTTATATGAATGGGACATTACGCAGTTGGGTTCATTATTTAGAATTGAGGACTAAACAAGATACTCAAAAGGAACATCGTGATATTGCTATTGCTATCAGGGATATATTGTTTAAACAATATCCTATTATTGCAGAGGCTTTAAAAGAAGAAGTGTAATATTTATATGGATGAAGTATAAACCATTAAGTAGAGAATTTTTATTATCCAGAGGATATTGTTGTGATAATAATTGTAAGAATTGTCCATATAAAAATAAAAAAGAATTGACAAAAGATAAAAAGAGTGATATATTAGATAAGTAGTGAGTGGTTATCACTACAAGTTATAGATAAAACCAATTGTTATATTAATTAAATAAATTAAGTATGAAAAATAGTATGGTTACAAGTAAGATTAAATCAAGTGGTGGTGCTAATAAGAAGTATATTGTTGTTCGTGATGGTCATCGTGTATCAGAACATGAATATAATTCCAAGAACGATGCTACCCACGAGTTTAACTTTTGGAAGAAAATTGTTAGTAAGTGGCCAGATGGCACCAAAATTGAAATTAAGGAACAATAATTAATTAATACAAATAGTTAAGAGAGACATCGTTATGTAAAAGTAACGATGTTTTTTTGTTTTTATATGATAGTTTTGTATATTTATTGTTTATATGGCGAAGAAAGCATATAAATCATATTTGTTGCCGACAGAATTTAATGATATGGAGAAGTTTATCATTAACAATAAAGTTTTATTATCCGAGAAAGTTTTAGATAGCATCGAATATGCTTTAATTAAGAAGTTGCAATTCGTGGAAGTATTTAAATTTACCCAATCAGATTTTGTAATAGTCATATCGCTTGATAAATTCAAACAAAATATTGAAAATATTTATGATTATTATATTAAAGAAGAAAAGTACGAGTTATGTTCCAGAGTCAAAAAAATAGAAAAAAATCTATCCAAGACAATCGTATCATATGAAAAAAAACAAAAAGAATAAACACGTAAAAAATACAGAGTTTAAACCTACTGAGTTTCCTGTTCCTGAATATACAAAAGATCAAAGTCCTATTATATACCAGCAACCAAAATTAAAACATAATTTAACTATTCGTAAAAGAAGCGATTTAACGGATAACCAAAAAAAGTTTTTAGAATTAGCTAATGATAAAAATACAAAAATAATATTTGTATCTGGTCCTGCTGGTACTAGCAAGACATTTTTATCAGTAATGGCAGCACTTCAACTATTAAACGATAAAAGAGTAAGTGATTTGATTTATTTGAGAAGTGTTGTTGAAAGCAGTGAAAAGAGTATGGGTTATTTGCCTGGTTCTGAAGGAGAGAAATTGGCTCCCTACATACAGCCATTGATGGATAAATTAGAAGAATTATTACCGAGAAATGATATAGATGTTTTGATGAAGGAAGATAGAGTTCAAGGACATCCCATCAATTTTTTAAGAGGATTAAGTTGGAATGCCAAGGTTATCGTTGTCGATGAAAGTCAAAATATGTCACACAAGGAATTATTTACTTTAATTACCCGTGTAGGGGAATTTAGTAAGTTATTTATATTAGGGGATCCAGAACAAAGTGATATAAAAAATAGTGGATTTATTAAAATGATGGAATGTTTTAATGATCCTGAAAGTAGAGATAATGGTATTTTCACATATAAATTTAATGAAGATGATATAGTTAGAAGTCAACTGGTTAAATTTATAATTAAAAAAATAAAAAACTTATCTTAAATACTATTTATTCTATATATAAAGAGTAAATATGTCTAATAAAAAGATAACAGATTTAGCATCATATACATCAAATCAAGTTCAACCTACGGATTTGTTGTTTATAACGGATATTGCGCATCAGGAGACAAAGAAGATAACCGCTGCGGATTTAGCTAATTACGGAGCGGGATATGTAAATTATCATACGGGTAGTTATTCTGGTAGTTTAACTGGTATTTTTAGCGGTAGTGTTAGTGGTAGTTTATATGGAACGGCTAGTTATGCTATTAGCAGCAGTTATTCAAATTACGCGGTTACTGCTAGTTATGCTTTAAACGGAGGTAGTGGAGGTGCAGGTGCTTCCACCGAGACAATAACTCAGACCAATAATGAATTTGAAATTGGGACTGCTTTATATATAGTTAATGATGGTAATAGAACCTTTAGACGAGCTAATTCTTATTTTCCTTTGCCTATGGGGGACTCTTCCAATGAAGTGATGGGTATAGTATTATCAACATCCAGTGCAGATACATTTACAATTGCTTATAGTGGAATTTTAGATTTCTCAAGTAATGTTCCTTCTTATTTTACGGATACAATTAATGGAGTAGCATATTTCCTTTCAGGTTCCAAAGGTAAATTGGATAGAAATGATCCATCTATAAATGATTCCGCACAAATTTCAAAACCAATATTATTGAGATTAGATAGCACAAAAGGATTACTTATAAATCAAAGAGGTTTATATGAAAGTACTGGAAGTCAAATTAGTACGGTATCCGCCAGTTATGCTCTCACTGCTAGTTATGCAATGAACGGCGGTGGCAGTGGCGGCGGGGGAACTACTAACATAACTCAAGCATATTATATTGATTATACTCCCATTGGAACAATAATGGCATTTGCTTCTATCACGACACCATCTGGATATTTATTATGTGATGGTGCGTATGTAGTAATTTCTAGTTACCAAGATTTATACAATGCTATACAACAATTCGATGTTAATTCGGATTTTGGTAGAAGATACAATCAAAATTTAGATGGTACATATACCGCAAATTTTAATGGAGCATATTTCAAACTTCCTGATTGAGAGGTAAATTTGTTCGTGGTTATAATAATGGATTAGTTAATGCCAATGGATTTGTTTCCACTTACGATAGTGGAAGTGGTAGAACATTTGCTAGTTTGCAAACTGATGCTTTTGCTAATCCAAATTCATTAAAAGGTGTTTATGGTCCACAAGGTAGTCCAAATGGACATATTGAGGGATATGGAGGAGGCAATGCTCCTGGTATAGATAATTATGATGTGAAGATTATTGATAGTAAATCAGTAGGAATTTCAGAAACTCGTCCGGTAAACATAGTATTAAATTATTATATAAAGTATATGAATAATAATTTAACAGATCATGATTTATTGCAATTGAAGACTGGAACATATGCAGTTGCGGGTGATGTAACTGGAAATATAAGTACTACAACTGTAACTAAGATTCAAAATATTCCTATTGCTTTTACACCAAATATAACAAAAGGAAATGTATTAACGTATGATGGTACTCAATGGTCACCGGCTGTAATTCCTACACAAACTCCTACAACTCTATCAGGAATTACTCCATATGCATATTATACTACGATTTCTAATGGAAACGGGACATATAATACAAATAATTCTGGATTCAAGAGTGTGACAAATACTATTCCGTTTCAAGGATCATCTGCGAATAGTACTACTAAAGTTTGGACATTTACATTTACAACGCCTATAACTGGCTTTTATTATGTGGTAGCCAATAGTTCCGGCTTGACTACGATTGGAACAAAAACATCTACTAGTTTTTCTGTTCAAACAGGTCTTTTAAGTATTAGTGGTCAATGTCTTGATATTATAGTTTTTAAATAACATATGAGTAGTATATACAATATAGTGGCACCGACAGTATCCCAACCAAATAATGTTGCTACATCATCACATTTGATTGGTGATGCGGAGACTAATACAATATCACCTAACGGTAATAGTTTTATACAAGTTACGTGTCCTATTAGCTGTAGCACAATAACCGCTACTAATTTATATGGAACTGCAAGTTTGGCTAATAATTTGCCAGATCCAGGCATCGCTTATAGATTCACCGCCAGTTATGCGATGAATTTTCCATTTTCCGACATTTTAATCAAATCATTGACAGTAAGCATGACAACCCCTGGCACATATCAACCTCCTAATGGTGGTCCATTTACAGCTACAATTACACATAACTTAGGATTTAAACCATCGATAATTAGATGGGTTTTAGTTGCCACGGTGGATGGAACATCATTTGCGATTGGCGATGAAGTCGATGTGTTCGCGGCAAATGGACCTGCCCCTGAACAGCATCAAGGTGGTGCTACTATTTATACCAATACTACGTCATCAAGATTGTATCTTTTTGCATCAAATACTAGTGGACAGACATCAGGAACTGTTATATTGGATCGCAATAATAACCAGTTAGCTGTACTTAATACACAATGGCAAGCTAAATGTTATTATTCAACATTTTAATAATTTATGAGTAACAATGTAGCAATTAAAATAAGTCAATTGAATAGATTAACTGGTAGTAGTATAACCAGTGATGATTATTTACCTATTGTTGATAGTGGCAGTGGTAGAACATATAGAGTTACTCTTGGGGATATTGCAAGTTTTTCCAATCAAGGAATAACCGATATATTAAGTAGTGATGATAAACAAATATTATTTAATCACGGTGGTGTAATTGATGGTGTAGATACTTTAAGATTTAATTATATTAGCAGTAGTTTTGAAAATGGTATATCTGTTACCGCGAGTGCTTTTGGTAGCCACGCGGAAGGATATTTGACATTTACGGATTCCGGTGCGTTTTATGCACACGCAGAAGGAGTTTTTACAACGGCTAGTTCATATGCAAGTCACGCTGAAGGTGTGGGATCCGTTGCATTTGGAACGGGTAGTCATGCTAGTGGATATTATTCCGTTACATATGGGGATTATAGTTATGCAAATGGTAATCAGAATATAACATATGCTCCCTACCAAACTGTTATTGGACAATATAATCAAACTAGTATTAATAATAGTGATTTATTTTTAATCGGTAATGGCACTGGTCCTTCAATTTTCAATAGATCTAATATAGTTGTAGTAAATACCAGTAGTGTAAACATCTATGGAAATTTGATAGCAAATGCTATCACTTCAAGTTTATTCGGCACGGCTAGTTATGCATTGAATGTATTAAATGGCGGCGGCGGAGGAGGCGGAGGACAATGGTCTACTAGTGGAAATAATATTTATTATAATACAGGATATGTGGGTATAGGAACTACCAATCCATTACAACCTTTGGAAGTTGATGGGAATATATTAATCACAGGACAATTGGTATCTTATAATGGCGCTCCTGCTTATAGTAATATGGTTGGAAGTGCTACGGGATACGGAGCAACTTATGCAACAGATAGTAATTTCTTTGGTAGATTGGCGGGTAATTCATCGACGAATGCTAGTGGTAGTATTTTTATAGGAGTATCTTCTGGACAAAATTCTAATAATGCTGCTTATAGTATTTTCTTGGGACAATCATCGGGTAAAGGTGCTACAAATGCTGCGTATAGTATTTTCTTAGGATATTTTGCAGGTAATTCGGATATAGTAAATAATACAAGCGGTAATTCCAGTATATTAATTGGTAATTACACTAGTACGGGAGGATATCCTGATAGTATTGCAATTGGTAAAGGTACCAAAAATAGTGCTACACAACAATTAAACATAGGTAATGTTTTATATGCTACTGGTATTTATAATAATAGTACTCCAAGTAGTACTCCTACAGGAGGTAGGGTGGGTATAGGAACCGATTCACCCCAATCAACTTTACATGTAGTTGGTAATATTAGTGCATCATCTGTAACGTCTTCATTATTTGGAACGGCCAGTTATGCGATTAGTGCTAGTGAATCTCAAACTGGATACAATGGTAATAGATCAATAAAGAGAAGTGGATATTCTGGTATAAATGTAGGCGGAACAAATTTAAAACAATTTATAGAAAATTTCTTTTTTCCATTTTTATCAGCTACAGTGTCACTTACCAATACGGGAACGTATTATTATGAAACAGGAAGTATCCGTACCATTACAACTCCTGCTTTGATAACTCCAAATGAAGAAACTGTATTCGGAACATCTTATATACAAAGAGATTCATCTACAG